TTTGTCTAGCGGTTGTTGTCATTTTTCTTCCCTATATCATATTTACCAAACAAAATTAACTGCTTAGTTTATGACTGAACGTTGTTTATCGAAGTCAAACGTCATTCTTTCGTTAACATTAAATGGAATATAAGTTATGTCTGCTTCAATCCTAATACCTTGGTCTGTTGAATCAACTGTTACCGCATTTACCACAACACGAGGATCATAATTTACAATATCTTCAACATCTTTGGCAATGATTGTTTTAACTTCTTCTGTAAATGGTTCAAATAAAATGTCCCATATTACTGTGCCAAATTCTGGATTTTCTAACTTCTCTCCCTTTCGAATATAAAAATTATTAATGATATCTTGTTTTACCAGATCAATATCATAAAGTTTATAATTCCTTTTATATTCTTTTGAGCTAAATCCTTTATAGGCAAATGCTCCGGAGTTGGCGTCGCCAACTGATGCTTTGTTTACTGCAACTGTTTTATTATTGTAAAGTTTAGTTGACATTATTGAACCTCTCTATCCGTGTTTGCCGGAGTTAATAGTTGTGGCGTTTGATTCTCATGCAATATCCATGGCTCGTGCATTGGGATGCGTTTCATAATACTAGAAATAGCAGCCTCTTGATATTTGGCTTCTGCCCAATCAGTGGCCGTGCTTGTTTTTGGATTTTGATGAAGATTCAACGGATTTATAGCTACTGCTTTTGTTGCTGTTCTAGCCACTGGTCCGTTCATATCGATCCTTGCCGCAGTTTCTGTATGATTTCCACCGCTCTTGATATCTGTAGTTGTGCCTGCTGTAAACTTGTTGCTGGTTCCAGAGTTTAAATCAAACGATGCCGATGTTGTGATTTTTGTGCTGCCGCCAATGACATGTTCGTAGTTTCCACCAAGTGTAATTTTTCCATTTGATCCAACTGTGACTAAAAGTTCTGTTGCTATGTCCATTTGCATACGACCGCTCTCTGTGTGCAGATTAATATTTCTACCTGCTTCCATATTGATGTCTCTATCGGCTTTGATGTTTAAATCATTTTCAGAGTGAATGCTGATAGAGTCTTTTGCAAAAATATCTATCTTTCCATTAGCTGTGAGTTCAATCCACGTTGTGCCTTTGCTGTTGGCAATGTAAATCAAATCTTCTGAATTGTGCATCAATATCTGATGGCCAGTCCTTGTGCGGATACGGAAATACTCATTATAAGGAATTGTTGGTTCGCCTTTGTCGTTTGTTTTATCTGTTGAACCGACGTATGTTCCGTTTAACACATCAACATATTTCATAGGACCAGACGAAGCAGGAGTTGATCTAACATATCTATCATCGCCATCATCCATTACAAATGTGGTTCCTCCTAATCTACTAACAGGAACCGTCGCTGGCGACTGGTCGTCGGTTTTGCCGATGAATGCTTTTTTTGCTCCGGCTTGTCGATCTACAGGACCAGGAGTTGAAATTCCAAATACCATGCTCGGTGCTTCTCTGCGAGCTGACGATGTTGTAACTCCGCGGATATCGTCTTCTAATAATCCTTGCTCTACAAATCTATCAACTATAGGATGCAAAGGTTTTTTAATTTTTTCAACATCGTCAATTTGATTTTTAGAATTTAATCGCTTGTTCATTTCTGCAACAGGCAAAGGCTGTTTTGTGTTAAGACGTTTTTTATCGTCGTCGTCTAGGTCAACATTTGTTGATCCAGCAATCGCTGGAACCATGTTGTTGATGAATCTTCCAGGAACACAGCCCATCCAGAAACCTTGGCTCGGGTCTCCGTTGACAAAAAATACAAGAACTGTAACTCCGATATCTGGTGGTACCATCCACCATCCATAGCTTTTTTGAGTATCGTTATATGCTTCAACAGTTTTAGCGCCATCTGCCGCAGAGTTATTCCCCATATATTCAAATGGAGTATATCCAAAGAAAGGAGATGCTCCTTGAACAACATACGTTTGATCGTTATCGGCGTTGGCGTTTCCTTGCTCTCTTAATAGGGTAACCTCAAGGCTTCCCATAAAGCTAGGATCTAAATGACTGACAATTCTAGCAAGATACGGGCCTGCACCGATATTATTATTTTCGGTCTTACTTGCTACGGTTCTACGTTGTTGAGCCATTAAACTAGTCCTTCGCCTTTGTCGTTAACCGCATATTCTTCTGCGGGGTTTGTTTTTGGTTTTTCTTGTTGTCCGTTAGATTGAACTGCTAATTGTTTAGATTTATCGTTAGCAATATTAGCAATATTATTAGGATTACTATCTTTAAAGTCTTGACTTTGCCCAACTTGTCTTATGCAGGTTAGTCGTTGTTTGAATACACCATCGTTAAAAGTATTTTCACACTGAGTAACTCTGTAGATTCCGCTGAACGGACTTTCTTTACCCTTTGTAGGCCACTGATATAATCCTGTTTTTTCATCAATATCTGCAGGAGTTCTAAATGTTATGTAGATAAAAACATCTCCGCCTTCGTAGTTTAACGTTCCGTCTTCTGTTAAAAATCTACTCTTTGTACTAGTCCTAGCAAAATAATTTGAAATTCCGCTGTCTACCATCCAGTAAGGATCGCCAACGGTTTCTAAATTAACTTTAACTAGGTCGCCGGCGCCAGAGGAAATAAATGCCTGATGGAATGATTCTGCAACTTTTTGTTCTGTGTCTTGATCTCGTTGTCCGCCTGTGGGTTTTTTCAATTGCACCGGATCTTTTTTAACTCGACGTCTTCCATTAACCACTTCCAGTGCCTTGGGCCCCGAGGCTGTTTTATTAGTTGGTGTTTCTTTTCCGGGTGCTTCAGTAGTACCTTTTTGGTCTTGATTTACTACTTTGCCGCTGTTGGCTTCTGGTGATGAATTAATTCCTGTAAAGAATAAATTATCAATTGTAATATCAAATTTTAACACGTCTACATTTTTTCCAGTGTAGATATAATTGTATTGTTTAACTACTTGTTTTAACAGCTCGGAGTAGTCCATTGGCCCAGCGGTTGCAGGCGAAAACACAGAACGGTGAACTAGGAACGGCACAACTCTAAAAACATATTTGTAAGCATAGTCGCCTGTGTAAGGATCAAGTGATTTTATCTGCACTTGGGTATCTAGTCGCCACCATTTGATAAAATCATTTACAAGATTTTTTGGATCTAGTGCTCGCTTTGCATACGTCGAACTTAGAATAATTTGATTTATTATGGTTGTTAATTTTTGTTCTTGGGTAAATTGGAATGTTCGTGTTTTAGGATTGATAACCATGTTATCTCTGTTGACCACTCCTGTTGCTTTATCAACCGAATCGCCAACTTGACTAAACGGGTAATTTCCTCCAGTGGATTTTCCTAGTGCAAAATCTGCCTTTCCGATGTCATTCTCTCCAAACTCGAGAACCACCGCAACATTTTTTCCGGTGACCTGTGCTGTTTCAGGGGCTTTAGGATCCGCTGTGGCTCTTTTTGTAACTCCCGGAATCTCGGCAGCATTAATATACTCGTCTGACTTTGTAGGAAATTCAATTATATAGGTATCCGGAACACTTATTTTTTCTGCTTTAACTGCTTGCTCTTCCAAGCCGTTTAGATATGCCATTAAACTATTTTTACCAGTGCATAATAATTCTTTTACATCTCCAGGACCGTTGTCTGATAAACTTAATTTTACATCAGTATAGGCAACGTTGACCGCGTCATCAAAACCTGCACTACTCATAGGCACAGCTTCGCATTTATATACGCTGCCGGTCTCGGTTACAGTGAATGTTATTTTTATAAACTTTAGTCCCCAAAACTTTGGTTTGATCGATGATAATATTTTTCCATCATCACTAGATCCCATAAAATCTAATCTTAATACAAACGGAGCTTGATTATAATTAACATGCCCTGCATTTTTTGCAGCAACCTGTAAACTTTGTAATAACAGGCCCATGCTGTGAGGTTCAATAATATCAAAGGTGAATTTAAATGCATTTGTGTTACCGGTTTTTCCAGTAGGTGCAATTGCAGTCTGCATCACAAAGTTATTAACATAGTACTCAGGAGCACCGTAGGCTGTACTAACACGTTGCTTATCAAACCGTCCGCCAGATGCAAACACAACATATTGTAAGTCCTTAGGACTATTTCTATAAGACATTGGATTATTAAACTGTTCAATAGTAACCGCAGACAGCGTCCACATCGGCGACATTGAAGCAAAATTTTCTAAAGGATTTAACAGAAGGTTAGTAAGATTAGACTCTGGGGTAGTTTTAATAATTCCTTCTTTTTGAAGGATAGATGTTATACCGCCTAGCTGTAAAGGATCTGATGCTTTCGCTGGAAGCAGTCCGGTTATTCTTTGTGCAGCCCCTTGAGCTAGACCGCTGGCTGTAGCAATAAAGTCTAGTGCCGAACCGTCTGGTTTTACAAGTTTAGCAATGTCAGATACGCCAATGTCTCGAATCGCCATATTATATTCCTAGAAATTTTTCTAGATTACTTTTTTTAGGAATGTAGATAGTGGTTCCTGGAGTAAAATCGTAAATTGGATCTTTGAGAACACTCATATTTCTTTGAACAAACACCCACCATAGTTTTGGATTGCCGTACAAGTCGTATGCCAGCAAATCGGGTCTATTGTTATATTGTCCTTCTATGGTATATTTGAAATCGTCAGGCTCCGAAGGAATAGGGCGGATGTCCATCAACTCCATATAAAAATTATTTTGAGAAGTTGTATACCACGGACTAGAATTATTATATGTTGCCATCTTAGATGAAACCTATGTTGTCACTACCTTGAGTGGTTTTACCTTTTGCGTAATCTTCTAAACTAAACTTACGCAATCTTCTTCTATTGTAAACAGGAGATACTGTAACTGTTATTGTGCTTAATACCGGAACCCAAGTGTTGGCTCCAAACTTTGTACATCGTATGTAGTTGACATCGTCTTTAAGTTCGACCTGAAACGATTTAACAATTACTGGAACTTTGTCAAATACATTTGATCCATATCCTGTTAAATTACAAATGATCGGAGGATTGCCTGCTAAAGCTCCTTCGCCAAAAAACATTTTGGTAGCAGTCTTAAAGAATGTAGTTGCGGCAATCCAGTAGGCTGCTTCACCATCTGTTTCACAACTAAACTCACCAGAAATTGTTATATCTTCAACGGAACTGTTTTTATAACCGTAAGATGTATAATTGCTATGAACTGGTTCAATCGGAGTGTAGTTTGCTTTTGTTGAA